TTTCTCTTTTCTCGACACTCAATTTCAATGGTGAGATCGTTCCATCTAGAAATGTTTGGAAAGAATTCGGATCAACATACGTTCCAAAACAAACAATCATCCAACATAATGGTGTCGATTATTACACAATTTTTGACATGTATATCGAAAGTTTGAATAGCATTGCTACTTATAATTATATTCTAACTGAGATTGAACAACTGCCTGTTCTGGTTACCAGCTATGGATCTGATTATGATATCACAGCGACTCAATTGACTGTTACACAGGACGGTCCAGGAGCAGAGTTTGTTTTGAAATATACATCCTCTGAAACTGATGTCGACTTATGTGAATGTGAAATAGAAATTTTAGAAACTGGTCAAGATTATGATATGACAATAGATACAACAGCAGGTCAGTTTACAATGATCTTTCCCGATTATACGGTTCTTCCAAGAGATGAAAATACTTACTATTTTACAATAAGCCATCCATCAGAGGGTCTTGTTGGACAATATCAAGCGACCTTTACATTTAGAAAGGATCTATCAGACTTTTCAACTTCTAATGTTGTTCTAGCAGACACCACAGGATATATAGTCTACGACATACCTGTGATTAAAAAAGAATGGTACGATTCAATTGATTCAACTTTATTTGAAACTACAGTTCTTCAGAAACTCATAACTGAAGTTGTGTTCAAGGATTATAAAATGTTGACTGACTTTGTGAACTTTAAGTTGGCCAACACTACAGGCCCAATGGAAAATATGCAGTTGAATGATGTGGACATGTTGCCAGTTATTGATATTCTGTGTGACCCACCAACCTCTGGAACAAATGGAGATCGTTATATTGTTCTAAATGGTCAAGGTGCGTTTGAAGATCATGATGGTGAGATTGCTATTTTATCTGATGCAACGGCAATGACTTTTACATTTATTGAACCTAAGTCGGACCAAATGGTTTATGTTACGAATAAGGGCTCGAAATATATCTATTCAGTTTCTGGTTGGGTTGTTCCAAATTATGATATTCCTCTGGTTTTGGAAATTGACGTTTTCAAAGATTCTACTTATTCAGGAACTAATGGAAACCTCCGCGATGCTGTTTTGGAGGCCGTAACCGATGCGTTTTCATCTAGGTTTGGAATCAATCAGGACATTTATCGTTCTGAGATTGTTGAGGTTATTCAGGGCGTTACTGGTGTTGATCATTGTGTCCTTCGCCAACCTAAATCTAGTATATTCTTTAACTTTGATATCAACGATTTTGATCAAGAAACACTTTTAAGATACGGACCAGAATATGTTTACTTTGATGAAGACAATATGATTATAAGGGTATTCTCATAATGAATAAAGATACGCTCGACCAAAAAATTAAAATTAATCCGCAGGTACTCTATCGTCTATTTGCTCGGGAATCTGCAAAACATATTAATGGATTGAGTGAACCATGCTATAAGATAGACACTAAATCTTTTGAAAAGACTCTATATCGTACCCTTGGAAATATAAAACCCAACGACCTTCGAGCAGCTGCAAAAGATACATTCAAAGACCACAGAAATGCAAAGCACTCTCAAGTTTCAAGTGAACCATTTACATTTTTGCTTATGTATCTCTACCACAAATTTGCCAAGTCTAATAAGAAACAGATGGCTGAAACTATTCTTTTATATTCTTTGCTAAAACATCATGGAAGCGAAGCTCGTAAATTCATGCCAAAGTTTTGTAATGCTGAAGTTTTCCAATATACCCTTAATGATATTACTCCTGTTCATTTGTATCGTGTTCATAAAACGATAGCGAATGCATTAATTTACTTAGCTAAGGATTTGCATAAAAAGTATTTTGAAAATATGAAGAGATGGGACGCAGATCCAATATATCTTTTAACCACATACTCCCGAAATAGAATTAAGCAAAGTATGAAAAGCTTTGCACAGGCGTATTATAAAAATAGTGAAGAAGGAAAAGGAATATACAAGCAACAAGAAGCTGGTGAAGATGGTGAAAATAAAAATATGTTCCAGGTTACTACAGGAGACACTGGAAAACAAGCCGCGATTGAGAAGTTCATAAAGAGTATGTTCGTTTATAAGAATTATGATAAAAAAGCTTTTGATGAAGCAAAAAGGGTTAGTAGGGTTAAACCTAACATTGCTACTCCATTAATAAAGGAAATTCACGACAAATCGTCAGAAGAACATATTAAAATAATCTTAACAAGCTTTCTGAAAGAAGTTTTGGACACCAAGAGTTTGTGTCAGGATAGTGTGAAAATTGTTAAGAAACTTATGATGGTAAGAAATTTTAAAGACACCTTTGTTTTTAAGAATTTAGTGGCTAATTTTTCATCCTCAATAATAGACAAAGCCAATCCACCCACGAGAGAAATTCCAACAAGAGATAGAAACTATGTTGAACAATTTGTTGCACAGTACATAGTAATAAGTTTTAGAAATCTCTTCTGTGCTTAAAAAAGAACCCGAACGCCTCCAGGAATCAAATCAATTAAGTCGTCTGCTATTTCTTTTATATCTTCTTGTACTCTGGCTGGAATTGATTCATCTGGTTCTGGTATATCCATACCTGTTCTTTCCTGGGTTGGGGCTAGATCAGCCCTCTGACCAGCAAGTTGTGATGCACGTTTGTGAAGTTCCGTATTAACTGGATTGCTTGCTGGATCTAGATTCTTTCCTCTTTTTATAAACGCAGTCTCTTGCTCTTCATTTTGAACCCGATTAAAATCAGTCATTCCTTTTACATATTTCTCACCAGCCATAGCACTTAAATAACCTTTCAGCGTTGGTCGATTTCTAGATTCTGAGGCATTAGATAGAATACTATTGAAGACACTTCCAAAATCAATTCTTACATCAACAACACCCATTCTTTGCTTCCAAGCAATTTGTTGTTGGTCTCCACCTTTAACTATGGTAATATTTGAGATGTATGCTGGATCAATGTTATATATTCCAGGTGACCAAATTCTATGAATGAAAGGCCAAGAGTATGCCCCCTCACCAACAGATTGGGGAAGACCTAGAAGCAATAAAGCCGCTACTGGACCAATTATATATTTTGCTGTGATTTCTCGACTAGCTGGATTTGGATTATAAAGTCGGATTGTCATTGTATATGATGGAGCGAATGTGCTATTTTTCCACAGCATTGGGAAGTCTATTCTACCTCCAGCAGCTAATATGTCAGCACTATTTAATATCCTTCTCATAGTGGTTCCTTCTGGAGCAGCACTTTTAATACCTGCACCAATCTTTTGAAGACCCGCTTTGACTGCATCTGCTCCCGTTCCAGTTACACCACCACCAGCTCCTACTTGAGATAGGATACTATTGATGACATCTGTCATCGTTCTACCACCAAACATTTGGGATACTCCTGCCATACCTTCTGATGCAACATTTGTTATTTTCTGCAAGAAGTTTTCACCGTATTCATTGGTGAATGTGTCTGTTGGAAAATTATCTGCCAAATAAGCACATGTTAAATGCCCACCAACACTTGGATGTGGTTGTTTTAATGAGAACCCCAAATTTCTTAACATTTGAACATAACTATTTCTCTTTCCTGTTCTTTGTGAACCAGTCTGTTGAAATTCATCTGCTATAGAGCTATATGCAGGAGATCGAGACATCAAATCTATTCCTCTTGTCAGATTTGGTATTCCAGGTTGAATGTGCACTATTGGCATAGAATTTACTTGTAGATCACCTCGAGATGGTTCGCCAACCTGAGACCCCTGTGTATCCGAAGGATTGACAGGTGGCATCCCAATAACAAAATCGATAGTCTCATTAAATTTCCAGCTTACTGGAGCTGAGGCTTTTGGGTTATTTTTCTCAGCCATCTTTTATTCCTCCTTAGTTTAAGATATCACCTCTTGCAATATCATCCATGGTTTTTTCCTGTATAAATTTTTGAGCATCACCACCACCGCCCATACCACCATTTACATTATTAACAGCGTTTGTAACTTGATTTGTTGTGTAGACTGCTGTTTGAGCGACTGCGTTTCCAACTTTCTGTGCACCCTCTATAGTGGCATCTTTTAATTTTATTCCCATTTTCTTAAGTTCACCAACTGTAATTTCTCCACTGGCAAGAGCAGACTCCAATTGTCGTCTGATCATTGCTTTTTTCTCTGGAGCCACGTTTTCTATAAAGTCTTTCGTTTTTGATTTTGCCGCTTGATATAGTGGGATAAATTTATCTTTTCCAACTTCTAGATAATCTGGAGTCTGATGCATGATCTTTTCCACTCGAGTCATCATTTCAAGTCTCTTCTTATCTGCGTAATACTTCATTTGGTGAGCGTAACCCTTCGGATCAGTTAGTTTCTTTTTCTGTAATTCTCCCCAATCTCTGGCTTCACCCCAAGTCTTACCAATATAATCTCCAGCATCTCCACCATATCGTTTTGCTAAACTTTTTGCTTCTGCCCAAGTTGTAAGGGCTTTACCTTTTGCTGATGCTGCTCTATCATGCAGTTCAGCATAATTTCTTTGAGCGTGTTCTGATGCAGCCTTGGCCACGGCGTCAATTTTTTCTTTAACAACTTTTCCATACTTGGTTGCTTGATCCATAGTTAGACCTAGATAGTCGTCCGCCTTTCCGCCATACTTAGCAGCAAGTTCCTTTGCCTTATCAGCTGTGATAGTTGCAGCAGTGGAAATGGCTTTCATAGCCTTATCTTTTAATTTTTTACCGTGTTCAAGAGCTTCAGGATAAGATTTGTTTATATAATCTTTAGCCTTACCTCCATATGTCGTCACTAGCTCATTAATCTGGTCCATTGTTATCATGGAAGGTTTCTGATCCGTGGGTGCATTGGCCCAACTTTCTTTATACTTTGCTGCAACCTCAGAATACTCAGCTTCTTTCATTGGTGTTCCAACCTTCTGTAAATATTTCAAGAAGGCTTCTTCTTTTTCTACACCAAATGCTTCTGGATCTTCACCTTGAGACATCATTCTAAAATTCCAAAAATGCCCAAGTGAGTGCTCCCATCTTGTTCGAGCTTTAGCTAATTCATCAAAACTATACTTACTATAAATGCCTTTATTCTTTTGAATAACTTTTAACTGTCCAGCTTTAACAGCGTCTGGAGCCAAAGAACCACCCAGTAACGTCTTTTGAGCTTTGAGACCTGCTGCTACTTTGAGACCAACTCTTGAAGCGTAATCACCAGATTTGGCTTCTTTAGATAATTTTTTTCTTATCTCATCACTCGTTTTTATTCCTGACTTTTGTGCTCCCTCTTGATTAGCAAAGTAGGGGTCCATTATATATGGTTTGATGATGTTATTATTAATCCATGTTCCAATGGCTGCACCACCAATTGCTGCTCCGAGTGGTCCCAAAAAGGCTTTAGATGTTAATGCTGAAAGAATTGGACCACTGGCTCCAAACAGACCAGCTATTCCAGCACGAATTACACCACCTTTTAAGAACATCCCACCGATAAATTTCTTAATTCCGCCTGTAAACATTCCCATAACAGGACCGAGAAGACCTAAAGCACCAGAGAGTAAACCGCCTATTCCCTTGAATATTCCACCAAGGAAACCAAATGCAGTTCGTCTTTCTTCACGTTTATCATGTTTCTTCAAATATTTTTCAGCAGCCTTCTGATGTGAAAGACTTTTCTGCTCCCTCTTTTCTCTTTGTTTATCTCTATATATTTTGTATTGATCGTATACACCCTGAATAATAACATCTGGTTTGATTCGTTTTCCCATACCCTTGAAAAACTTAGGCATTCGGATTTTCGATCTCAACTTTTTCCAGGCACTTTGTTTTTCAGGTGCAGGTAGAAGGAATCTGGGGTCTGTTATCGGAGAAATCTTTTTCTGACCTGACATGGCCATCATCATCATCATTGGGTCCATTCCACCGCCAGTTCCTTCGAGTCCACCCATCAATCTTTTCTTTTCTTTATAACCCTTACTAATGATTGGTGCATTTTGAGCTATGTAATCTTTTAATCTTCCAGGTCCAGTGAGTGCATAATCTACACCAGTTCCCATCAATCCAAGAGTGTTTAGGGTCTCGTCTATAACATGTTTAGGTAGACCACCTCTCTTCGTTATCTGCTTTCCAGCAGCCCATCTAGCACCCTTCATCAGACCCGTTCCAACTGCTCTGACAAACTTCATAGTTCCAGATGCTAAACTCCATGTACCACCTAATTTAGATGGGTCCATCATTGGATACTTTTTACCAGTTATATGAGAAGACATATCTCTTACAGCTATAGCTGTTGCCTTAGTGTAAATCATGATGGCGTCTAATCGAGGCATTGTCTGGACAAAAAGTGCACCAAGGTTCTGGTTCATTGCTTGAAAAGGATTCTTTGCTTTGGATAGATGTCTTCGATAACCTCCGCGAGGTCTCCAGAAGAAATATATTGCTTTCCAGGCTACACCCATTGTAGCACTAATCGCTCTCATAGCGGTCATGGTGCGTCTAAAATATGGATGTTGCACTAGAAATTTACTGTACCATTGTTCATATTTACCAATCTGTGCACCAACAGCACTTTGAATGGCGGTTAGGGCTTCAAGAGTTTTATTTTCTGTTTGTTTATCGTAGTTCTCATATCGATCTTTATTAGCCAACTGCATATTTTTTAGATTGTCAACTTTTTTCTGTTTTTGCATTTCTTTGGCTTTCGTTGCAGCTTGGGCTGGAGATAGTTTTTGAGCACCCCCACCTTCACCAAAGTCGTCTGGTAGGTCACCACCTTTGGATTTTCTCTTGAAAAGATTGGACATCCTTTCTTTCATTTTCTCGGTGGTAGATTTAAAAACACCTGTTTCCATAAATTTAGAGGCGAAGTATCCAAATATTGGTGTCGTGCTGGAAAGAGCTGATGCAACCATGTTCTGTCGGTTGATTTTAAAGTCTTCAGATATTGCATTACCATACTGCTTAATTGCATCTTGGGCAGCTTTGGCAGTTCCTAATGTTGCGGTCTCAACACCCCTTTCTAAAGAATCGACAGTCTTTTTCAAACTATACAAAACACCATTCATTGCACTGGCCGTTTGTTTGTCATCTACGCCTTCAGCAACTTTCCTATCGGTCTCTTGCATTCTTCTAGTTGTTTCTTTACCCATTGCTGATACAGCTTTACTAACATTGCTGACTTGTGATATTCGAGCTTCTTGTTTATCAGCGTTTTGGGTTAAGCTTCCTTTATCCTTTCCTGAGTTCTTTGGCATGTTCTAATCCTCTATTTTATATTTGATAGGAGTTTAGAAACTCTCCTATCAACAGGCAACAATTCTACCATAACTGCGGCAACTTCCGATAATGCCCACAGTTCCTGTACTGGTGATGTGTAGCTATTTCTTTCTTTAAATGTTTCTAAATAAGCCTTATTCAAGGGTCCAAAAAGATGATAATATCTTGGATAAAATCTCATTATCAGATTTGGGTTTGTTGGAAGAACTCTTGTTGCTGTGAACACATCTTGTAAAATATGTTCATATTCTTCGTCGCTCAAATCAGTGGTTGGTTTGACAGCCTTGACGATAGCATCTATAAGCTGTTTATGAAGAGATGGAGACCAAATCCCCTCCAGTTTATACATAACTTTGAGTATTTGATCTGTATTGATACTATCACATGAGAATATATCCTCATAATAACTGCCATAATACTTTTCAAAAGTGGTCTTCATAACTTTAAAAAATCCAGGCTTATTCTTGGAAGCTGATAAATGCATGGTTTCGTGTAGTGTGGTTTTCACCAATGTTTTATTAGACGATAAACCCATCCATGTCGAGTTATTATCAATAAAAACAAGTACTTTATCCAAGTCTGATGAATACAGCCCTTGGACATTTTTAGACCAGTCTTTTGATAGAAACTTTTTAGCTAAAAATCCTATAAGATTTTTGGTCATTAAGGCTGGCACTATATATCCATCTTGAACTAAACGTTTAAGATTTTGAGCGTGATACTTCCCCCACTCGGTTGCTAACACTGCTTCAAAAAATTTTAACTTTAATTTGTCAGATGAATATAACTTCTTACCATGAAAATCATAAGGTAGTGGTTCCATATTTCTCGGTAACGCCCAGAGTTCTTGCAGTGTTTGTTGTTCCATGATTTATCCTCTATCCAACATATCTAAAATATTGAAGTATGGGTCTTTGTTATCCTTCATGCTTGCTTTCAATTGTTTGAGTATTGCTGCGTTCATATCATTCATTCCTCTATCTTCTCTATCCCTCTTTCGAACTATTGGCCCTCCATCCAAATTCATGTTTATAATATCCTCTAGTTCTTGGACAACTTCCTCAGAACCCTTTCCTAACAGCAATGGTGGATCGTACTTTCTAACGTAATAACAAAGGGCAGCTGAGAACGCAACGTCATCGTTACAACCAGCATCAGCTTCAATCCTTCCGTTGGTCTTGCTAACGAGAGATGTTAATTCTAATGCTAATCTTTCTGATTTAACCGTTTCTGGATATTGTGTAATAAATGAATAAAGAGCGTCGATCATTAATGGTCGCGTTTTAGCTGTTGTTGATAATCCAGGAACGTATGTTTTCTCGCCACGCTTCTCTTTATATAATCTAGTTGAGTAACTCGTGGCACCCAAATTTTCTATAATCTGATTTCCATAAGAGTTTGATTCTACGACAATTGTTCCATCGTATAGGGATGCAGCGGCTTTTATGACCTCTATGAACTCCATGACTTTTAATTTTCCTCTAAATTCCCACACCTGATCCATGGTTTCATATTCCCATATTGTAATTGCTGATTTATCCTCTCCATGTTCTGGGGCCGTATCAACTCCCATTATATAGTGAGTCTCGGGTTTGGGCTGTTGAAAACACCAAGCTTCCCCACTAAAAAGTTTAAGTTTTTCAAGTGGTTTCTGAACACTATTCTGAACAGCTTCCAAAGTTTCTGACTCAAAGAAGGCTCCTTCCGCTGGTAAGAATTTGAGCTCTAACTCCTGAGCAATCTTTTTTGGATCGTGGTCGAACATCTCACATTGGGTCTTGTACCAATCTGGATCGTTGGCTAACTCATCAATCATTTTCCAGTGAACAACAAATGGTGCAAATAACCCCTCTCCAGAAATAGATCTAAGATAGCGATTGAAGTACCACTTTCCAGGTCCAACGGTTTTGTTTGGTGTAGAAACAACAACTGTTCCATAAGGGACATTATTTTTCTTAGCTTGCATCTGATTAGTTGATAATGCAGGAACAATACTAGTCCAAGCCGAATCAACGTAATCGATAAATGCAGCCTCATCAACAATCAAAAATGTTATAGCTTTACCACGAAGAGTCTTGTTAGGAGCTTTAGGGTTAACAGTAGCAACATATACCTTGCTTCCATTTGTCATGATAAAAGAACGTTCCGTCTTTTTTGCAAAACCTCGTCCGAGAGCTCCCTTTTTTGGTTTCATAAAGTTGGGGAGCTTTTCTATCATTCCGCGAATCATTCGAGCAAAGTCTGTGGCTTCAGCTCCATCTTTAGAGATGATACCCACAACAACGTTATCATGAAATGTACACAGCCATGCTGTATAAGCCTGGACGATTGTTGAGAATCCAGTTTGTCGACTCTTCAACAAGAGGACATGTTTCCTTCTCTCAACCAGATCGATAAACTCTAATTGTTTTCTATATGGATTCATGAGTTCATCGCCGCCAGGAAGTTCTAAGAGAATATAGCGAGTGACAAAATATTCAAAACTCTTTTTACATCGGAGGTATTCTAGGACATATTTTTTCGCAGAGTGCTTGAGGTGCTGTGGTTTTTCTTTTTCAACCTTTTTATCGATTATGCTTTCCATCTTTTTAACATCATAATCGGTATCGACAATCATATCCATTTAATTGTAAACCTCCATGTAGTATGTATATATTTGTTCTAGTTAATTCTATTGGTCCTAATCAGATGAAGAGTAACACCACATTCCCAATCCCTCTTTGCTCTAACGAAGTGCGTCAAAGAAAATTTCATAACATAAATTCCAGTTAAGTCTCTAACATCTTGAATATTTGAATTAAACTTGGCACTTATACCCACATTCATCAATTGTTCTAATATCAAAAACTTTTCAAGGTGAACCTTGAGTAGAGACATTTGAGCAAAATATTTTGAATGAATTGACTGAATGTGTGTCTCATTCTCGTCGTAACCTGTATGATCTTTAAAGAAACTAACTCTTTTTGATTGTCCTTTCACGCTATGAAATATTGGATGCTCCTTTTTTGTTGTAATTCCGTATTCCTTTGCGAAATCTTCTGTATCTAATTCTATGGTTCTGAAAAGTTCGTTTCTAGGTTTTACAACATGCTTCATCGTATTTCCATACATAGAAAATATAGTGTTTCCAGTGTATTCTGTCTCTACTGGCATATGTGTATAGAAAGTCTTTCCATCAAATACATTTAACAATTTTTCTTGGTCTCTATTATCCGTTGACAACTGAGTGATGGTTATATCTGAAAATTTCTTTCCCGCAGTCATATTTCTTATATAAATTCGGGGTTTTATATCAGCTACAATTGCTGAATTTGATTTTCGCTGAACTTTGTTTGATGATGAATATATTCCAGCCAACCCATGAAAAAATCCAAATGTTCTGTCCAGGTACTTTAATGCTTTATAGAATGGTGCTGGAGGAACTATAATTTGATCGTATGGGGTTACGTTTTCTCCAACTCCATCGTATAGGAGTTCTGCTCCAGCTTGAGAGGCCAAATCTGTTACAATAGATCTTAATGTGGATTCAAGATAAACCCCATTTACATAAGAGGTCATAACACTATATGCCTCAAGTGGGACAGCTCTAATCCTTATAGCCGATCTAATTTTGTCTGGAACCTGTGGCGCTGAGTCCTTCATTAATAGATCATATTTAGATCCTAGGGCCATCACATTCATTTGTGTTATCTCGTGTGGTATATTCTCTGACGTACCAAACACTTTAATAGTTAAAGCAATTGGATCTTGTCCGTAGATTTTCTCAAGAATCATATCATCAGGATCAAGAAAAAAGTCGAAAACAAACGTTCTATATGGAACTTCAACAGATGAAACAATCGTAAATTGAACTAGATCGTTTGTTAAATCCACCTTTCCGACCTTGCAGGATATGTCATAAGTTCTCGACGGATTCCAATATGATGATCTTTCTTGTGTTCCTGCCATATTATCGCACTCCTCGTATTATTTATATTTTGTTCCCAAAAAAAAAGAAGAGGGGGATATGATCATCCCCCAATTCTTCCCCCCGCCTTATGTTGTTGGCATTTGCTGTTGTGCTTCCAGCATATCTATCATCTGTTGTGGTAGAACCAGAATACTTTCAGCAACATTCTCCAGCAATTTCTTTAGGTTAAGGTTGGTTTGTAGACACGAATAACGAATTATGGCTAAGAACAATTGCCAGTTCGTCAGTGTTCCATTTTCTCTAACCTCGTCCAGATACTCTTGAAGAGCGTTACGTTTCTTATCTGAAAGTTTATCAATTGCCTCCAGTGTTGCATATATATTATCCTCAGTCAGCTCCATCCCCATATTTTGAGTAATCAATTCATCGATTCCCTCAGAGAAGGCTCCAATGTAATTACCAATTCCATAGGATAGAGTAGTTGAAGAATACTGTGAATGAACCATTCGCATTTTTCCGAGCTCGAAGGCGAAATTCGCCTGACGGTTCTCACCGCGAACACTCAATCCAAATTGAACTGTCGCTGCTCTAGAACCATCATAACTATTTCCAACGATTAGAGTTGGATGTAGATTTCCAGCATCATGTGGTCGCTCTCGGTTCATTATTGTTATATAGTTTCGAAGAATGCACATATCTGGAGAAAGGAGTGGACCTTCCTCATAAAGCATATTGTCTTCAACACCCTCCGAAAGACCTCTGAGGCTTTCTTTAACCCTTTCGGTGACGACATCATGACCTTGGAATTTGTAAACGTGGCTGATACAACGGCAATATCTAAAGGCGTTCCAATCTGGTTTCTTTGTAAATATTGCAATGTGTGGTGCAACGAACCCATCAGTCTCGTGGGTAAATTCCTCGGCTTCTTCATCTTCATCTACGAGGTCTGCTAAATTTTCTAAGCTACAGCTTAAATCATGTGTAGGAGCGGATTGTGTAACCAAAGTCCTGTATACAACTTCACCAAAGCGATCACTGTACGAATAGAGACCTTGATTAGCATGGGAACAATCAAGTCCCATCTCCGCTGCTGCTTCTACAAATTTTGACATGGTTTCCTCCTACGAAAGAATTTCTAAGATAACCGATTGAATAAATGAATGTAGATAAAAGTCATAATAGAAGTTTTTATCTATTTCATCATCGGCCATATAGTATAGTGTGTTTCTCTTGACTCTTATCTGTCCAAAAGATTTAAAAATCATTTCAACTTCTTCATCATTAGCGGGGATCGCAAAAACGGACAGATCATCTTCTTTATAAAACGACTGTTTTAGGGTTTCCAGATTGTCTAACACTCTGGATTTTTTCTCGATATCTACGATTCGAATAAGTTTTTTATAATACGTTTTGATTCCATCATAAAGGTTTGGAACACCCTTTACCTTTATTTTTCCTTTCAAGTTATCGAAAGCAATATATTTTCCACGATCTATGGAAATCAAAACGATGTCATAACGATTTTGTAAGGCGATGGGTAGAACACTTTTGTTAGTTTCAACTAACCGCTTTTTCGTGATAATTCCATCATACTGTCTGATAATCATATCATCTTCTGTAATCTGATTAAAGTTGATGTAATCATCAATGATTCTAGCGGTTGTTTCCCGCAATCTTGTTTTAATGGTTTCGTTGTCTCTCATGATTTTACCAATTTGGATGTTTCTTTCAATCTTGTTGTGTTGCTTGATTTCCGATACATCGTATCCAAATTTCTGTAAGAGATTATAATGACACGCTTCTATATCATATGAAAAGACATCTCGCAATATAAGACGTTCGGAATTAAGTTTCATAATCGATACCGTCCAAACAGAGCTTTTCTATCGCATGGTCGATCTCGAGTTGGTGTTGGACATCTTTTATTCCGCCCTGTCTTTCAGTTAGACATTTGAGTAGTCCGTTAAAGTTAGAAAATTCAAACTTCTTACTTTGATGATATAGTATGCTCAACTTTTCCATATCCAATAAGTTGTGGGTGATTCGGTGTTCAATCAGTTCTGTTAAATTATAACTTGAGAACTTACATTCGGTATCACCGCGTTTAATGATAAAGCGGCCAATCGGAATTAAGAATTCAAGGACATCTTTGCAAACATTGACGATAAACTTCTTTCTGACACTGTACCCCTTCAAATATGTACCACCCCCGATGGAGTACAATATCTGATAGCCATTGTTATATACAAACATATCAATGGGGTCAGCGTCTATGACTGGTATAATATTTGCATTTTCTATCAACCTCAAATGCTTTTTCTCGTGTTCACCGTACCGTTTTCCTTGGTCATTTGGTATAGTTACGACGATTGATTCTTTCGGATCTACACCATTTATTTTTAAAATGACTCGTCCAACTGAACTAACTCTAGTTGAATAGTTGGAAAACCAATCTGCAAATGTGACAATGTTGAACTGATGTTCCGTTTTTTCGACTTGCACTTGTGATCCCACATCTTCAGGTGGGATTTCGGACGCACGTGGGAAATCTTTTTTGTTTTTCAATAGATCTAGATTATCGATATCCTCGGCTCCTTCGGGGGTAAAGTTATCAAAAACACTTCGAAAGTCTTGGCTTTCCATGTAATCTCCTCCTAGATATATGTAGTCTCGTCAAACTCACCAGCCCCACCTTTCCAATTGATGGCAACAGCATTTGACGGATGTATAGATTCTTCGTGGGTACATTTAACATACCAATCTATTATATCATTTTGTTTGTTCAGAGCACTTGATATTTTTCGAATTGCGTCCTCAACAAACATTGGTTGATTCTTGGCTTGTGCAGCAATAAATTTTTCATCCTTTCTCTTAATAATCGGATACGGCACTACCAGAACTTCCTTTTCAACCAGATCGATGATATCCTCCAACCATACATAGGCTTTCGGATCGGTTCGAACTAAAATGTCAGCAAACGCTCTCTGACTATGTGGATAGCCATTTTTTCCATATTGTGACAGAGCTGCTGAACAAGGACAATATGCTGCATATTGAACTCTCACACTTTCATAGAATTTGAACATTGTGTTTGAGTATATGCATTTAAAACTACAATCGTAATATTGTGGGAACTTGTTGTCCGATAGAGGCGACTCCTTTATAAGTGGAATCTTGAAGTACAATTTAAGAGAGACCTTTTGAGTATCGTGAACCTCAAGAAACTTTTGCAGTATCTTCTCCATAGTTGTTCGTTTTAAAGGCAACCTTAAAAATGGTTTCAATGTACGAAGAAATCTTGACATTGAAACTCCTCTTATCTCAGGTCTTAGTTCACACATCATTTCGGTTTTGGCGTTGACCTGAATGTAGCCGTTGCTCCCATCCCTCAACATGAGTAGGAATGGGAGCTCGACCTCACTTACGCCTACCCGATTCACACAAGAACGAATTTCTGGTTCTGTATTTTGAATATCAGGTAGATTATCCATACTATTCTCCTCTATGATCAACACCTAGAACCGTTAGATAAGAATTAAGTAATCTTACAGACTCTGGTATAGGATCTTCAATGTCTGTGTCGATTATATTCTTTGGATCGATAAGATTCTTTATATAATTATTTTTGGTGTCGAAACAATCAGATTTTAAGGTGAACATTTCATATAGATTTTTCATGGCATCATGACCGA